TAGCGATTCATTATTATATTCGTACATATCTTTTTAATTTAAAGTAAATTTTAGCACTTAAAAGCGCTACTATAAAAAATAAAACGTTTGGAATTGTAAAAGGCTTAAGCTCGTAAGGTAAAAGTACGATTACCATTAGTATTAGAGCAAACACGTTTAAGGAATTGTCGATTAATAATTGTTTTTTCATATTTAAGTTTTAAATTTTATGCAAAGATAAGATATTTATTTTAAATGCAAATACTTTTTTACTTTTTTGTTAATTTAAATAATAAAAAGCCCCTATAAAGAGGCTTTTTTATTATTCATTTTTTTCCCATGATTGAGAAAATTCAACATCTTTAAATAAAGCAGCAATTCCAGTTACTTGCTTTAATCTAAGCAATTCATCTTTATCCATTCCTATGTGTCTTATTATCCATTGGTCTGACATCCCTGCTTGTACTAAGTCCTCAACTATATTGCTCATTAATTCAATAGAATGAGAACCTCTAGCTCTATTATGCCTAATAGTTGAAGCCATTCGATTTGATATATCTTTTTTAATAACAACAATAGGCAAATATCCATTTTCTCTTTCGTATATTCTTTTACTTGTTTTTAAAGTTGTATATCTATGATATCCATCCACTATTTCATATACATCATCATTTTCTATGTAATAGCAAACAATGGGCATAGTGTATCCATCTTCCCAAATTGAAAGTTCTAATAGTTTCATTTCAGGTGGTGCAACCGCATTAGGGTTGTATGCGTTTGCTCTAATTTTTGTTTCATGTACTCTTTGTACTGAATAAACTGGTGAATTAAAATTTTCCATTAAATTAATTGTTTTAAGTTAAAAATATTTATTAAATTTATTATTATTTTTATATAAATTTTTTCATTTTTTGTAGTTATTTCATGTATTTCATATTCTTTTAAGTCTATTATACATATTCTATCTGAATTAAAATGCATTTTGTACATTATTAATTGCAAATAATGCTCTAAATAAGGTTTTTTAAATTTTGATTTAAAGTCTCCAATATAATTCAATCCATCTTTTTTGAATCTTATATCACACCTTCCTTTAAATCTTTTATTTTCAAAACTTTCTTCAATACTAATTATTTCACAATCTTTAAATAATTCATAAACTCTTTCTTGAATTTCTTTATTTTCAATACAAGTTCCATTTAATAAAAAATCTTCAATTTCTTTATGTTTTTTTATTCCTCTATTTAATACTGAATTTTGATAATAATTCAAATCTATACCCTCTAATCCTAATTTATTTGACCATTTTAATAGTGCAGGTTTGTCTAATATCTTACAAATATCTGTTACGCTTGGTTTTTTCATTTTATAAATTTTTATATTTTTCTAATGCATGTTTTTTTATTTTATTTTGCTCTTTTGTTCTACTACAACCCATATATTGTAAAGAAAAGTCATTTTTCAATATAGTTATACAAACTGCTTTCCAATTAGGGCAATGTCTAAAAGGAGTTGCATTTTCTATATTTATTTCATCTGGCCATTCACCTTTTATTTTTATAACTCTATAGACATCTTCTTTTTTACACAAATTAGATATTTTGTCAGTAATTTCTATTTGAACTCCTGCATCTATTATTTGTTTTATAACTCTTGGATTCCTTCCATATCCATTATTTTTCCAACTTTTTTGCAATCTATTTAAGTTAATAATGAATTTTTTTTTTGTTGCATCGGGCAAAGTGCTTATTAAAAAGTCACAATACTGCTTCCAAGTAAAATGTTCTGGTTTTGTAATTTTTCTCCATCCCATTGCAGAAGTGCCTCCATATATACCTCCAAAATTACAACCATTTACACGACCAACCATTTTCCCCCAATTGTTTGGGTCAATTATTCTATATAATTTTAAATTATCTTGACCTGACAAATGAAATGGACTAGCTACTCTCATTTGATCTATAGTTAAACCTGCTTGATAATATAAATCATATATTTTATTGTAATCGAAATCATATTTGTAATTACAAATCCAAATATCTTCTGTAATCCAATCGTATATAGGGTAAAAGTTTATAGTATTTTCATCTACAATTTTAGAATACTTTAAATCTTTATGCATATATTTTCTATGCTGTGATGTAAAAATTGCGCGTCTAGTTAAGCTTTCTTGCGCTCTTAATCCTATTAAAACTGCAGTTTTTCCATATTTTTCACCAAACCATTTACTAAAATGTATTCTAGCGTCAAAACCTTTTGTGCCTTTTATAAATTCGTAAGGACAATTTTTTTCATTTACTACATAATCATATTTTGGCATTTCTCTAACCCAAATATCTTTTTTATCTGAATCCCATGGTATCCATCTTGGTTCATACATTGATACAGAACAAGCGGCGCTAATTGGCAAACATAACCAATATTTTCTTTCTACATCAATTTCTTTAAAAGCCCTATCTGCGTAATCATGAGTAGATTGATAATTAGCTTCATAGTCTTCATAATAAAAAGCTAATTTATGTAGCATATTATTTTCTTTAGCGTATTTATAAGCTAAATTTAAAACTATACCACTATCTTTTCCACATGAAAATGCTACTAAAACATTTTCAAAATCATTAAATATTATTTTTAATCTTTCTTGAGTTGCATTATATACGTTCATAATTGTAATTTTAATTGTAATATTTTTCCTTTTTCAAATAATTCTTGATACTTTAATTCACTATAATATTCACTTTTTTGAGGTTGCATACCTAATGATTTTAAATTAATATCATTTTTCATTATAGCTATACATATTTTTCTATATGATGGGACTTTATTTCTTATTTCAAGCTCAAAAGGTGCTTCATCTGGAATTCCATTAGAATAACATCTGTTCTCCCATGTTTTTATGTAATCCTGTATTTTTTCTTTCATATATTTTTATTATTTTATCTGCTACATAGTTTGCTTTTAATTGCACATCTTTATTTAATAATTTCCATGCAATTCTAGTTAAATATTCTGGTGCTTGAAATTTAAAGCAACAAGCTGCAGCACCTAACCAAGCTTGCCTATTTGAAGATGTATTACTTAAATTAACATCAGTTGAAATATTCCAAACTTCTATTAATTCAATACATGTTTTATAAAAATCTTCGGGGTTTGAAAGTAGATTAATACATTCTATTACTTTCTTGTCTTTATCTATAACATCTTTTAGGGTGTACATACTATTATTATAGTCTTCCCATTTTTCATAATGTTCATAAACTTGTTTTACTTTTTTAAGTTTTTTCATATTTTAAGTTTTAAATTTTATGCAAATATAAAACTTTTTTACAAAATAGTATATTTTTTAACTATTTTTTACAATTATTTCTTTTTCTTTTTAGGTCGCTTTTCATTACAACCAACTGAATTATATTTATTTATGCCTTCGGATAGCGCTCTTTTTTCGCTTACTGGAATCAATGAATGACGGCAGCTGAATCCTCCGCAAAAGCTAAATATCGTTACTTTATTAGTAGATGGTATTTTTCCATCCCAATCTTTTGAAGCCCAATTTTCAATCTCTTTTTTATCGTAGATATTACCTACCCTCCTTTCACAAAAGCACCTGCTGCTGTCTATTGTACCGCCTACATAACGATAATATTTAACCCCTTTTTCATTTCCAAGCGTAATAGTGGAGGTTCTTTTGAATATCGTTACAAAATCATCAGCCCTTGCAGCTATGTTATTTGTAATTTTACCCGTATCAATTAAGCCCGTAATCGTTTGCCGAAACGTAGCTAAGTTACCCTCGTTGTTATAAAGTAAAATGGAATCTCTAATCTTTTGTTTGATTTCGGTATCAATTACCGTTTGCATATTTCGGTAAAAGTTTTTTAAACTTGCATCTTCTAATGCTTTTAAGCCCGCTGAAGACGTTTCGCCGAATGCTTTTAGTGTTTCTTTTACCGCGCTGTTAAAATCGCTTTTAAACGAACGTATGTAGTCAAGGTAACCTTCTTCTTTTAAAACTTTATCAATGAAGTCATCAATCTGGTCAATTTTTTCCAGCTTAAGCATATCATTTTCATAAAGTTCTTTTATTAATTTTTCTAGTAATTTTTCAAAATCCATTAGATTATGATTTCGGTCATTAAGATTTCATCTGCAAGTTCTGAAAATATATCGCCAGCGTTGTTTATATTAAT